TTGAGGCAATCAAGGCGGAGCTTGAGGCCAACCCACGTCTGCGCATTGATTTTCCAAAAGCCTTTGGCGGTGGTCGCGTGTGGCAAGCAGGCACTATCGTCACGGCAAATAACATCAAGGTTCAAGTGGCAGGCGCAGGCAAAAAGCTGCGTGGTCTGCGTCATGGCGCGTATCGCCCTGATTTGGTGATACTGGACGATATCGAAAACGATGACAATGTGCGCAAGCCTGAACAGCGTGACAAGCTACACAACTGGCTAAAAAAGACCATCATGCCATTGGGCGCGGCTGGCGAAAAGCTAGATATTATTTACATTGGTACGATATTGCACTATGACAGTGTGCTCAATCGCACGCTGGACAATGGCGCGTGGCGGTCTGCAAGGTTTCAGGCCGTCATCAAGATGCCAGATAACATGAAGCTATGGGATGAGTGGGAGGCATTATTTAAAGCCAAGCTGCTTGAGGCGGCTGAGGCGTTTTATATCAAGCACAAGCGCAAGATGGATAAAGGCGCAATCGTGTCATGGGCTGCCCGTCCAATCTTAGCGCTGATGAAAATTCGCGCGCGTGATGGTCACGACACCTTTGCCTGTGAGTATCAAAACGACCCATCAGCGGGTGAAGATGCGCCATTTAACAGCGCTGTGCATTATTGGCACACGCTGCCTGCGGGGCTGATTTACTTTGGCGCGGTTGATCCATCATTGGGTAAAGCTGGCGCAAGCCGTGACCCGTCCGCCATCGTCATTGGCGGTTATGATCGCCTTAATGGCAAGCTGTATATCGTCAAGGCAGATATCAAAAAGCGCCTGCCCGATAAAATCATATCGGACGTTATCAAGTATCAGCGCGAATTTAACTGTCTGGTGTGGGCGGTGGAGTCTGTGCAGTTTCAGGAGTTTTTGCGCACGGAATTGGTCAAGCGCTCAGCACAGCAAGGCATCCACGTCCCTGCCAATCCAGTCAATCCACACAGCGATAAACTACTACGCATCGAGGCGCTACAGCCACATATGAGCAATGAGCTGCTACTGCTACACACAGAGCAAGCGACCTTGATCCGTCAGTTTGAGCATTTCCCCAAGGCTGACCACGATGATGGCCCTGATGCGGTCGAGATGGTCTGGAAGCTGGCAACCGGATTTGCTCAATCCACTCAAGCGCAACCGATGAACATCCCTGAGCCGTCGATATATCAACAAGGATAAATTATGTTTGGGATAAAAGCCAAAAAGCAAAAGATTGATGCCAAAAAGCTTGTTGTCGCTATTGATAGCGCATTGGAGGCCAGCGACGCCGCCAGTGCCGACCAGTTGCTGTCAGAGACAGGCAAGACGCGTCAAGAGCTACTAGATGCGGTCATGGCAGACGATGAAGTCATCAGCTGCTATGAGGACTTACAAGGCGCGATCAACGCTGAGGCGTGGCGCATCTGGGGCGAGGATGTCAACGAGGATTTGATTAATCATTTGATTAAGACCATGCGCCGCTTGCTGCCCGACTTTATACAGCTGGTGCTACTGGCTAAGTTTAACGGCTACGCGGTCGCTGAGTATGTCTTTGCGCAACAAGCCAACGGATTTTTGACAATTCAGTCGATCTTGTCAAAAGACGGCGAGCTTGACAGTTACACGCCCCAGCGTGATGGTAGCGTGCTGTTTAAGACAGAAGATGATGTCGTGCAGATTGACCAAGCCATCAAGTACCTGGTACTAAAAAACAAAGCCGTACCCGCGCGGCCAGCAGGCGAATTACTGGTCATTCGCGCCTATCCTGCGGTTGCGCTCAGACGGCGCGAATGGGCGTATGCTGGGCAGTTTATCGCCCGTTATGCTCAGCCGTATGTCGTCGGCAAGCAAGGTAATAGCGGACTTGGCGGTAATGTGACAGACTTTACCAGCAAGATTTTTGCCTTTATCAACGGTGGCGCAATGGGCGTGGGCGCGGATGATGATATTAAGTTGCATCAGCTCAACGGCAATGGCGAAGCGTTTGAGCTGTTTGAGCGCTTGGCTAATAGACGCATCCAAAAGCTGCTACTGGGCAAAGTCAAGACTAGCGAGATGTCAGGCGGTAGCCGATCAGCCCAAGAGACAGACGATCAAGCGCGGCATGACCGGATCAGCGGCTACCTGTCACTGATGACACGCGGCATCCAGCACGCGATTGATGCCATTATTTTAGCCAATCAATACTGGGGCGTACCGATCACCGCGCCGCAAGGCATCTGGTTTGAGTATCAAAAGCAGACCAAGCCGGATCAAAACCGCGCAACGGTTGATAAGACCTACGCGGACACGGGACAAATCGAATTTACCGAGGCTTACTTTAGCGAGATTTTGGGCTACGAAGAAAAGCATTTTAAAATGCGCCAGCCTGTAAGCGACCCCGTACCCACGCCCATCGCGCAACTGTCCCAGCAAGTCCAAGCGCTGTCACTCAAGCTGTCCGGCGGTCTGCCTGACAATATCACTGAGCCGATGACTGATGACGATATAGAGCATGATCGCACCATCATGCAGCCCAAGATTGAGGCGCTGCTGTCGCTATTGGACGACTGTGAGAGCTATGGTGAGTTTGAGCGGCGCATGGGTGAAATGGATTTGCCTGACGACGGGATGATTGAGGATATGATGGGTCAATGCGTGGGCAGTTATATCGATGGCCTTGCCAATGATAACGGAGTGCCTGACTGATGCCAGTGCCTGAGAAGTTTTTAAACGCGGATGAGTTAACCAACGTTGAGGCCTTAGCCAGTCTAAACGGCAAGACGCTATTGCCGCGCTATCACTATCTGGACGTGCTTGCGCGCGAACACGCGGTGGCATTTAGCGTCGCTAAAATGATGGATGAAGACATGCTGGCTGAGACGCAATCAGCGATTAAAGATGCGCTGGCAAACTCAACCGATTTTGATGTGTTTAAAAAACGCATGGAGCCGTACTTGATGGCTAAGGGCTGGTGGGGTCAAGAGCTGCAAGTTGACCCGCTCACGGGCGATGCCAAAAAAGTACAGCTGGGCAGCACCCGCCGTCTGCGTACCATCTATCACACCAACTTACACGCAAGCTACGCCGCTGGTCAGTGGGAGCGCATCCAAAAGACCAAGCGCGGTCTGCCGTATTTGCAGTATATGCCAAGCGTCGCGGGTAAAAAACGCGAGAAGCACAAGCAGTATTACAACATCGTGCGCCCTGTCGATGATCCAATCTGGCAGATGATTATGCCGCCCAATGGTTACGGTTGTCTGTGCTGGATCAAGCAGCTGACGCGCTCACAAGCTCGACGTGCGGGGATCAGTGATGAGATCGAGCTGGATATGGTCGAGGTGGAGAACCCGCGCACAGGCGACACCATGCGCATCCCAGCGGGACTTGATCCCAGCTTTGCGCACAATCATGATCGACTCACCGCCGCAAGGCTCATGCAGGCGGAGAAAATCGAAGCCAACAAAGCCATCCCCGCAAAAGATAAAGCCAAAGCAAAAGTGGCAGCGGATCAGCAGCTTGATGATTATATGTCCAAGTTGATATTTAATCCTATCATCGCCCGTCAAGCGCCCAACGTGTCCACGCCCTCATTTGACGCGCGTATAGCTGCACTGGCAAAAGCGAGTGACAACCGCGCAGCTGAGATGATCGGCATTGCCCGTGATGCTGACAGTCACCAATGGGCTGTGGCGACACTGAGCGCCAGTCTGCAAGATAAGCTTGATGTCGACAAATACATCGCGTGGATGGGCGAAGACACGCTGCTGTCACTCACACGCGCTGCTAAAAACAGCGCGGAGGAAGTCACAGAGCTGCTACGCACGACGCGTGACATGCTGAGTAATGCCGATGAGCTAACCAAGCTTGACGGCGGCGGCTATGAAGCGTTATTTATCAGTAAGGGCAAAAGCTATAAAGCGACATTAGTGGTCGATCAGGTGACAGATACGCTTAATATTACTGACTTAGTGCGTTTATAGGTTGTGCAAGTATATTAAATAGCGTTTAACAACCGTTTAACAGCTCGAATTTGAGCCGCAAAGCTCAAACCTATGCGCTACATGCTAAAAACTAAGCAAGCGGCTTAAATCGCGTATTTAAGCCGCTTTTTTGTGCCTGCCTGTTTTTATATCTACAAGTACCTGAACCGCATCATCTAACCGCTTTTGCACCTCAATATCATAATGAGGCTTTATTGATATCACAATTTAATCAACAAGCCGGATGTCATTATGCCCAAAGACAAGATTAAGACCGCCAATCGCACAGTAAAGGTGCAATTATCGTCCGATGTTGACATCGGTGACGCCGCGCCGCAAGGCGAGCTACGCAAATTTAGCGGCGTGGCGCACACAGGCA